CATACAAAGACTGTACGGTTTATACGATCAGAGAAGGTAATCATGTTAAGCTCGAAGTAGAATTCGATGAGCCATTTATACAAAGAAGAGCTGATGACTTACAAGAAACCAAAAGCCCACATCATAGCGGAGATCGGGAGTAATTGCTTTAAGTATCATTCCAACGATGAAAACTTTAAAATGGCATTGCTTCAAATAAACTCTGCAAAAGAGGCGGGAGCTACTGCAGTTAAGTTTCAAATGTTTACTGCGGTGGAGCTGTGGGGTAGTAACTGTAGAAATAAACCCTTTGCACAGTTACAAGATAGATTCTCACTACCTCCTCATTGGCTCCATGATTTTAGGACTAGATGCCGACGATTATCCATGGATTTCTTATGCTCGGGATTCTCGGAGCAGGGATTTCGGACGATCTCACCATACGTTAATACTCATAAACTCGCATCCCCGGAGGCGACTAGTCCTCCTCTCGTAGACTTTCTAATGGATCAACCTAAGCCAGTTATCGCAAGCCTCGGATGTATGAGGCGTGACATGATGAGCGAATTCTTAGATAAACTAAGACCGACTGACATAGTATTAGAGTGCATATCTGAGTATCCGGCATCAGAGTATGACTACGATTTGACTAAGATGGTTAACATTAAAAAAAAATATGGATTTCAATGGGGAGTGAGTGACCATACAAAAGGAAATAACTTGGCTCGATTCGCAAGAGGGATGGGAGCAACGTACTTTGAGAAGCATGTGGATTTCTACATGGGAGCAGGGCGAGAAACTCCGGACACAGAAGTCAGCATCAACGGACAGCAATTTGCTGATTATGTAAAAAGCATACAAAGTGTGCGACCAATAGACTATGATGTTAACAAGAAACTAGCAAATAAACTGTATGCACATCGTAAATCTGATTGCGGATTTAAAGCGCCTTGGAGCAGACCGGAGCCAGAACATGCCTGACGATGATTTACCCTCTACACTCACTGATAGAGAGTTTCAAAAGTTTGTAGCTGATCTCGATGGGAACACCGCGGTTAGAATAGCTCCCGGATCTATCACTGATACCGATGGGAATGAGCTGGACATTGATGATGCGGGTAGAGCGCAAATGCTCGACACTAAGAATGTAGATAATCTTAGAGCAATGAATGAGACTCTAATAAGAATTGAAATATTATTGCAATCAATTGCAGAAGGATAAATCATGGAAGTTAGTATCAAAAGTGGCTCCAAAGGCGATGTTGCATTTGTAGATAAGAATGAAAGGCTGTATGTAGCAGCTATAACAGAGGACGAGGGAACACATGCTGCTGATGCTAATATTGGGCAAAAATATAACTGTAATACGGGTACTCTAACTCTAACAGATGCCAACAAAACATCGTTGTTGTATATGGAAAATACGGGTGTCTATGACATGGTTTGCACAGCGTTTATCTATAACTTCGGAGCATCTACTAGTGGTACTGGCGATGCTACCATGGAAATCCTGAAGAATGTCACTTCGGGAGACATTCTAACCAATACAAATGATGTAGCAGTAGGACCGGGGTTAGGAGCTAACAGTACCGTTGGATCTAGTAATTCTCCGTCAGGAAAGTTTTATAAGGGTGCTACTTCGGAGGGTGTAACTACGGGTGGACTACTTCACTTAACAACATTATTTTCCAGCGCTTTGGGTAGAAACACAGTGCCTCTAGTTATTGTTATTCCAAAGGGTGGAAATATCTGTGTCGAGTATACTCCTCAGGCTAGTAATAGTAGTCAAGGGGTTCAGGTAGCGGTTGCATATTATGTTAAAACTCCTGAGGTTTCCGTATGATTACTGTCAAGGTAAAGGGAGGTAGGACTGGTAACCAAGTGGAAGTAACTCCGGTGGGGGAACTAGCAGTCGGGGACTTACACTTCTCTAAGTTTTACCTTGGTTCTTGCATTGCCAATGGTGTAGCTGTTAATGTCGTACCTCCGTTGGCTGGAAAGAAATTTATAATTAAGTCTATTATTTTATCAGGCGACAGATCGATAGGAGCATCGGGAGCAGTGACAGATATATTTGAATCGACTACGGGGCCGACTAGTGGAACTATAGACGTTCAGATAATACAAGAAGAGATTGCCAAACAAACACGTATGAATACTACTCCTTTAAATATAGTGGTTACTGAGGGATCATGGGTTAATATCAAAGCCGATGATGTGATTGTTAGATGCAATATCAGTGGATATTATGTCGATGCTTAGGAGCTAGATGCCTACATTCAGACTTCATTCATTCCAAGAGACTGCCTACACTTCCCAAAAGCGTATTATATGTATGGCGTCAGGTATACAATCGGGTAAAACTACAGCGGGATCGCTGTGGATTATTGCAAAGAAAGCTACTGAGTGTAAGCCGGGTGATAACCTCATCATTGCTGCGCCTACCTACAAGATATTGCAGCAGGCTACGTTGCCAAAATTCTTACAGTACTTTAGGAATCTTGGTAAATATAACAAAGTAGAATCTACGTTTACTCTTAAGACTGGCGTTATAATCTACATCAGAAGTTTAACGGATAGCTGCTCATTGGAAGGTATAACGGACGTTATGGGCATATGGCTCGACGAGGGTGGACTCATATCACGTTATGCATGGGAGAATGTGGAGGGGAGATCAGCATTCAGGCAGTGCCAAATATTTATCTCGACTACTCCATACTCCCTCAATTGGCTCTATAAAATGTGGGAGGATTGGAAAGCAGGGAATCGAGAGGATGTAGATTTCATTCAATTCAATTCAAAAGACAATCCATATTTTCCTGATGAGGAATTTGAAAGACAAAAGAAATTACTAGATCCCCGACGATTCCAAATGAAATACATGGGACAGTTTGGGAAAATGGAAGGACTCGTTTATGAGAATATTCCAATCATTAAAGCGTTTGCTCTTCCCGCTGGCACTCGTTACTTTGCTGGCGTTGATTGGGGTTACACTAACCCATTTGTTATATCTATCCGTGCGCTAACTCCCGAAGGTAACCATTATAGAATTGGCGAATACTACAAAAGTGGTTTGACAATTGACGAAATTATCCCTGTCTGTCAGTCAAGAATGCAATTGTTTGATATAGAATTATTCATTTGCGATCCGAGTAATCCTGCCTATATCGAGAGTCTGAATAGAGCTGGCTGTCCTGCGACTAAGGGGATTAATCTCATCAGGTATGGGATCGATAAACAAACTGAGCTGATCAGGACAGAGAAATTCGCAATATTTGAGGATGAGAATCCATTGGGGATTGATGAATATAATACCTACCATTATCCGGAGCCAAAAGATTATAAAGTCGACGAGGATGCAAAAGAGCCGGAGCCAGTGAAATCTCATGATCATGGGATAGATGCCGACCGCTATGCTACAATGTATTTAGTAAATATTACTCCTGAGTATTCAGCAAAGGTTCCTCAAACTAGGGATCAAATACCTAAAGATCAACTTGATAGATTAAGGTGGTTAAAGCGTGGAGGATCATCCAGAAATAAGTAATCACGATATATGCATTCCCCCGCTGTTAACATTAGAACATGTCATAAGTATTTATTGCGAGCAAATTTATTTGTTATGTGGTAGCAATATAAAACAAACAGCAATTATTTTAGATATAACCGAAAATCAATTGGTCAAATTTCTATCTGAGGAATTGGATTTTACATAAATTATATTATAGGCTATTATTAATGGTTTATGAATTTTACTGTGAAAAGTGCAATGCGATTGATGAAGTCGAGCGAAAGCTTGACCAAGCAAAGAACAAATATACGTGTCCTGAATGCGGGAGTGATACTGTGAGGAGATATACTGCTCCAGTGGTAGTCACTAAGGGGGAGCAAATTCCTTACATGCATCCTGCTTTTGGTAAAGTAATGACCGACCGGGAAGCTTCGCTTGAAGCAAAACGCAGAGGATTAGTGGAAGTAGGGAATGAGGATATAGCTAAGCATACTCCTCCACCGAAAAGAGTGGACTACGACGAACCAGATTATTTTCTGTGAGGTTTAGATGCCTATAGAATCAAACACAGCTCCAAAAGAGGGCAGCTCTTCCAGTGACGAGCAGTCTCAAAAGAAGCGTAAAACCGTTAAAATGGTTGAGAAGCTATTCCAACGAGCAAAACGTGAGCGATCCAAATACGATCAGAATTGGGTTGAAAATTATAAATTCTTTAGAGGAAATCAATGGACAGAGAAGAGACCGAGCTATAGACATAGTGAGGTTTTAAATTTTGTTCATGCTGCGATTCAAACTATCGTTCCTATTCTCACAGACAGAAGGCCTAACATTGAGGCACTACCTGAGAATCCGAGTGACTTTGAGTTTGCTGAGATCATGACTCAAGTATTAAGAGGCAAGTGGGACAGAGAATCATGGGGTCAGATCGTTGCTGAGGGGATTGTTGATGCCTGTATTTATGGGACAGCAATATCGGAGCAACCATGGAATCCTGATTTGCTGGACGGACTAGGAGATTATGAGTTTAACACTGTCGATCCTATGTATTTTTATCCGAGTCCTGACTCTCATGATATTAATAGCGTTAATAACGATTATTGCATTATTGCAAAGCCGACTGATCTAAATGAAGTAAAACGAAAGTATCCTAAGTCTGCTCATAAGCTCAAATCCGATATTTCTGATGTGGATATGGCTAAGACAGCTAAGCAGGACATGGACGATTACAGGATAAGATCATCAACGGATAATATGTCGTTAGTTCAAGGTGAGAGGCCACAGGATGCCGATCAACCTGACAAGATCTTGCTTATCACTGCTTGGTTAAAGGATGAAACCTTAATCGAAGAGGAGATCAGCGAAAAGACCGAGGATGGGAGCATTAAAAAAGGCTTTCGGACTAAAAAGAAATATCCAAACGGTAGAAAAATCGTCATATCAGGTGGACAGCTCCTCGAAGACGATCATAACGAATATCTCGATGGGAAATTTCCTTATGCGAAGCTCGTAGACTATATTATGCCCCGAGAATTTTGGGGGCAGGGAGAAGTGGAGCAATTAAAAGGCCCACAGCAATTAATTAATAAGCTCATGTCCTACACTATGGATGTTATTTCACTGATGGGTAACCCAGTCTGGTTAAACCCCACTGGAGGGGGAGTATTTGCCGATAGTCTGACTAATCAACCGGGATTGGTGATTGATCATATTGACGGTTTTGCTCCTACTCGGATGCAAGGTGAGAATGTCCAGCCAAGCATATTCCAAGCATTTGATAGACTCCGTGATGTATTTGACACGATCTCCGGGGTTAATGAAGTAACGCAGGGAGCACAGCCTAGGAATGCAAGTGGAGTAGCAATCGATTCCTTAATGGAAGCTGCTCAAACTAAGATCCGATTGAAGGGTAGGAATGTGGAGGCATGGCTTACTGCAGTAGGGCAGCAACATGCATCTAGGATTTTGCAATTCTATTCTATCCCGAGAATCGTAAGAATTACTGAGAATGAGAATGCTGCAAAGTATTTCAAGATAGCTATAGATACTGTCACTGATGAATCCGGGGAGGCACATCAGGTAGCTACAGTGCAAAAATTTGAGAATCAACCAGTAGAGCAAGAGCAAGCAGCTCCTCCGTTAGTGGGTGAGCCAGTCGAGGCAGCAGAGCAACAACTAGTACCTCAAGCTCCGGTTCAATATGAGATCAAGGGAAATTTAGATATTAGGATAACCATTGGTACTTCTCTTCCACATGCGAAAGCTAAGAAGGAAGAGCGAGCAAACCAATTATATCAATTAGGCATATATGATGTGGAGGATTTGTTAACAGATCTTGAGCATCCAAGGCAAGCTAAGATACTAGAGAAATTTAATCAGAGACAATTCGAGGCAGCTCAGGCAGAGGCTCAAGCTGCTGCGTTACAAGGTCAACCAGGTGCAACCGCTTTGCAGACACCTAATCCGGGAGCTTAAATGTCAGAAGAAATAGATGTGGATAAATTAATTTCAGATGCAAATGCTCCTGAATCATCTCCGGATGCAAATTCAGAGGGTAGCTTGCAAACAAATGATGAGTCCACTCCAAACATTGAGGCTGCTCCTGCTGCCGAAGAGGAATCTCCATTTACCCTAAAATATAAGGGTGAAGATATCGGAATGCAGGACGATAAGTTTAAGATGTATGCTCAAAAGGGTTATGACTACGAGCAAAAAATGCATCAATTACGAGTCGATCGAAAGATGTGGAATCAAGAGAAAGAGCGGGAGAATTCTCAGTATGACGAGTTAAAACAAATTAACGAGTATACGAAAAGTAATCCCGAATTTGAGAGATTAATTAAAAGAGAATGGGCGAGAATACAAGGTGGAGGTAGTCCCTCGGAGCAATTACAGCAACAAGCTGGGACTCAGAATCTATCCCCACAAATTCAAGCTCAAATGAATTCAATGATTGAGAGATTGGATCGTCAAGATCAGGATCTCAGATCTCGTCAAACAGCAGAGAAAGAAGCTTCCATTGAGGGAGCAATTGATAGTTATAAAGAGAAATACGAGCACTTTGATTGGAATACGAAAGATGATTTTGGTCAAACCTTGGAGGATCGAATAACTCAACATGCTTTAGACGAGGGAATAAGAAATTTCAAAACTGCTGCGAATGATCTTTTGCATGAGGAGCATATGAAACGTGCTCAACTTTCAAGCAAAGAGCAAGCAGGCAAAGAGCTGCAAAAGCAGCATAAGATGGGACTTGGTAAAGTGACAAAAGAAAGTCAACTACAAGCCAAGCCGTTAGAGGATGTAGGGAAGAAATCCTACACTGACATAGTAGCTGAAACTCTTAAGGAGTACGGCTTAACTCAATGATCGCATCTACATATGATCATTTATCTATGTAGTATGCTTAACTAGAAAAGGTAATAATATCATGGCTTTATCATACGATCA